GAAAATAGAGATGTTTTCTAATGATGAAAGAAAAGAGGTTGTAGGGCCTATTATGATTCCTAACAAGGAAATCCTACGCCACAGTCCTGATATGGGATATTACTATGTACGGTTCACGGAAGATACTATCCGTGATATTATGTATAAGTATTCTAAAGAAGGGTTGTTTAACGCATTTGGCATCAACCACGCTCACGATACTGAGGATGTGGTTATGCTTGAAGTTTGGATGAAAGAATCAGAGAACGATAAGTCTAAGGACTACGGCTATAATCTTCCAAACGGTACAGTATTCGTAAAGGCTAAAATTGAGTCTGACGAATTGTTTAGCTCAATCAAAAGTGGGGAGATAAATGGTTTCTCCATTGAGATTAAAGCAGATATTAAACCAACAAATAAAGAAAATCAAATGAGTGAATTTGTTTTTGCAAAAGAGTTGGGTAAATTGGAGGCTCAATTTGAGGCTACAGTAAGCCAATTCAATGCTAAAATCGAAGCCTTGGAGAATGAGAACGCATCTCTTCTCGAAGCATTGACATCTTTTGAAGAAAGTTTCGCAGGAGTGGCAGATTTAAAGTCCGCTATCGAAATGATTCAAAAGCACATCTCTTCTATGGGCGATATGGCTAAAGAAGAAGATGAAGAAGAAATGAAACATACTCCCGACCACAAGGAAGAAGAAAAGGAAGAGGAGATGAAGGAAGAAGAAAAGGAAGAGGATATGATGAAGGACGATGAGGACAAGTATTCTGCTACAGAAGAAACTACTGAGGCTGAGGTTGAGGAGCAATTTGCTGCTGAACAACAAGCACCAGAGGTTGAAGAGACAGTAGAAGACAAAACTGTAGTCTTTGATGCTATTACTCCCGAAAAGATAGAAATTATCAACAAGTTCTTCGGTAAAAAGTAATTATTGTAAATTAAGTAAAAGAATCGTTTTCCAAAATAAAATATAAAATGGCAAATTTAAAATTCGATAATGTTGATGTAACAAACGCAGGTGACTGGGGTAACCGTCAGTCAGGTTTGTTTATTGATACTATGATTAAATCAGCGGCTGTACTTGACCGCTTCACTATCGTTGATGGTGTAAAAGACAAGTTGAATGTTCCTGTATTCGCTTTATCTCAGCAACAATCAGGTGACCCTGCTGTAGACATCGGCTTTGGCACAGGTGCTAACTGTGACTTCACGGACACTTGGTCTGCTGACATCACTGAAAAAGAAATGAGTGTAACAACTTTTTCTTGGGGCTTTAAAAACTGTAAAAACGCTCTTGAGTCTTCTTACCGTAGCTTGATGCTAAAGAAAGGACAGTTGAATCCTGAGACTATGGACGCTGAGTTCCGTGGATGGATATTTGACCGTTTCTCTAAAGTAGCTGCTGAAAAAGCATTGTTGCTTGCAGGTTCTGAGCTTATTGACTTAATGGATGGAACAGTAACTGGTGATGCGGTTGTTGCTGACCAAACCGTAGTTGTTGATACAGACGGTACGGCAGGTGACCTACAATTATCTTCTGCTGTTTTAGATATTCTTGAAAAGGCTTACTTGCATATGAGCAGCGAAATGGCTTCTGCTGTTTATGGCGATGCTGACCGTGAGTTTAAACCTGCTATTTTCTTAGGCACTAAAGCTTACCAAGCGTACCAAATTGCTATGGCTCAAGATTTCCCTGCTGTTGCATTGAACTCAAGTGAATCTATCTCTCGTGGCGCAGTTCCTGCTTACTACGGAATGGAAGTTATTCACTTCGCTTCTTTAGCTGACGATACTGCATTCATCACTCCTCCAAACAACTTGGTGTTGTTGACTGATGACTACAATGATGTTCGTGCTATCGGTTCAGAATACGAAGCTCGTGAACACGCTGAGTACTTGTACGGAAGATTCAAATTAGGGTTTAACTATATGCAGTCTAAGAACATCGTTCTTATCAAACCTTCATAAATTAACTAACTAATGGAAGGGCTTCGGCCCTTCCTATAATACCTCATAAATTATGGCTTGTACTGTTACATTATCAGGAATTACTTACGGATGTGATGACTTAGGTATTGGTGGTATTGTTGAGCTTCACCTTGCTTCTAAAGCAACGGTTTTGGATGCCACTACTGCTATTACAAAAGATGATGCTACTCGTGTTATTTCTGCT